TAGGGGTACTTTCAACAAGTGGCGCAACGCTTATAATAAGTGCAAGCGGATTAAATATACAAGCAACAAACGGCGCAGGCCCTACAATTACTGCAAAAACAACTTATATAAGAATTAAATAAAAAATATGAAAAAACAGGAGGCGCTACAAATTATTAAAAGTTTAATAGACGCAAGTATTAAAAAAGGAGTTTTTGAAAATATAGATACCGCAATTAAAATAAGTGAAGCATTTAATTTGCTTTGTAATGAATTACTAGAAAATAAATAATATGAAAAATATTCAACCCGTAATTTTTCCGTTAAATTTAGGAACTGCAACGCAATTAAATTGTGTTGGATCAGATAATTTCAGTTCAAGCGTTACAATTTATTACCAATTGTTAACTGCAACAAATGAACAGTTACAAGCTGCAAATTTAAGTTTAGTTGGTTTTGATTATGACGCTTACAACACAAGCCTAGACGGAAACGAATATATATACAATTGGACGGCCCAACAAATTGGCGTAACATTAATTTAATATGGATACTAATTTGGAAAATATATTTTATGTAATTTCATTTATGGCTACTATTATTTTTATTGGTTCCTTTTACGGAACTACTAAAAAAAAATTAGTAGAAATCGAAACCGACATGAAAGAAATAAAATCAGAGCGTTACGATATTATCGACAAATTAGCAAGGATTGAAACAAAACTGGATTATTTAACAAAATAATTTTAATTATGAAAAATTGGAAAACTACATTAGGCGGAATTTTAGCTGCGTCGTCTGACGTTTTACCTTTTCCAGAAACATTAAAACAATTGGTAAGGGCTTTTGGTTTATTATTGTTGGGATGGGCGGCAAAAGATCACTCAAAGACCTTAAATGACAAAGCAAAATAAAAATATATTATTAATAATATTAGGTATTTTGGGTATAACTGCAATTACTAAGGGCGGAAGTCTATCAAAAGCACTAACGTTTATCAAAAAAGCGGAAGGGGGGCTATATCTTAAAGCTTATTTAGATAGTAATTCTGTTGCTACAATTGGGTACGGTTCAACTTATGATTTTGATAATCAAAGAAAGGTCCAGATGGGCGATATTATTACAAAAGAACAGGCGGAAAGGTGGCTAAAAATTACAACTAGCAAAGACGCGGAAGAAATTAAAAAAATTGTAAAAGTGCCTTTAAATAATAATCAATTAAATGCCCTTATAAGTTTTGTTTATAACGTGGGCATAAATGCCTTTAAAACTTCCACAATGCTAAAATTATTGAATAGTGGCGCAGATAAAAATGAAGTAGCAAAACAATTTGATAGGTGGATATATGACAATGGCGTAATAGTAAAAGGCTTAATAAATAGGAGAAAAGCGGAAAAAGACTTATTTTTGAGTTGATTTTGATTTTTAGAAGGAATTCATAGATTTAAACGGGGTGTTTCTACACTCTGTTTTTTTTTGTAAAAAATTTGGTAATATCAAATTAAATATATAATCTTTGTTTATTCTAAATCTAAAAATTAAATCAAATGACAAAATTAACCATCCGTTATTTTTACGGACAAGGCGAATCTAGAAGCCTTTACACTTTAACAATTGAAAGAAATTCCGATTTTTTAAGTACTGCATTTAAAGAAATTATTGAATCAGTTGTTTATTTGCAAATTGCTGGTTGTGACATTTTAGACGCTAATATTTTAATTTATACTCCTACTTGCTAGGAGTATTTTTTTTACCTTAAAATTTTATAAAATGGAATACTTTGTTTACAAAGGTTATAAAATTGTTTATTATCCTAAAAGAAAAATTTATGTAATTTTTCCCTTTAATCAAGAATATAAAACCTTAAAAAGCGCAAAAGCTTGGATTGAATATTTAATCAAATAATTAAAAAAAAAATTATGAAAAGAGATATTATACTATTAATTGTAATGATTATTATAGCCTTATTAGCTGACAGTTTAATTAATTTTTAATGACTGAGAACCCAATTTATTTAGAACTTCTAAAAAATGCTTATAAACGAGGCTACGATCCCCCACAGGAACAAATTTTGTTATCTATACAAGGGCAAAACGTTGGTTCAATGCAAAATTATTGCATTATTTCGGGGCTTCCTAAGTCTGGAAAATCAACTTTTTTAACTTCGTTGGTAGCAAGTAGCTTTAATACATATGATATTTTTGGTATGAAATTAAGAACCTTACCAGACAGAAAAAAAATACTTTACATTGATACAGAAAGTTCAGAATTTGATTATTATAAACATATGAACCGTATTAAGGATGTTGGAAATATTGACGAGTTACCAGCATTTTTTGAAAGTTTTTGTTTGCGCAAAGAAAGTCCAGAAACTATAAAAAAAATGATAGAAGCATATTTACAAAATACTCCAGAATGTAGTATAATAATTATTGATGGTTTACTCGATATTGTAATGAATTACAACGACGAAATTGAATGTCGCAAAGTTGTAAATTGGATAAAAGAAATTACAACAGTTAATAACCTTTTATTAATTGGAATATTGCACACAGGTAAAAACGAAGGAAAAACTTTAGGGCATTTAGGATCTAATACAGATCGTTGGGCGCAAAGTACTTTAAGCGTTAAAAAAGAGGAAAGCGGATCATTTATTTTAGAACCTAAATTTTTAAGATCTTCTGGTGGTTTTAAAGCCATTGAAATTCAATATTCTAGTGAAGGCAATAACTTTGTACAAATTGATCCAATACCTGTAAATGAGCCTAAAATTAAGCATTTTAGCAATTATTCAGAACAAGATCACAACAACATTTTAAACACTATTTTTGAATCACAAAAATATTTTAAATATGAAAATTTATTAAATGAAATTTCAAAAATTGAAAAAAGGGGAATTAATTTCAGTAAATCTTATTTAAAATATTTTAAAGAAAAAAATCTTATTTCAAAAAATACTCAAAATGAATATTTTGATTATCGTAAACAATTTTAAAAACTAAATTATGGAAAATTTTATATCAAAAATTGAAGTTAGACATAAAACAAAAAAAACAGTAGTATTAAGACATTTTGAAGAAATATATAAATTACCTTTTTTACTTTTACCAGAAACTGAAATATGGCAAATTTTAAATAATAAACAAATTAAATTAACAACAATAATTAAAAATAATCTTTATAATGAAAAAAATAACAACAAAAAAAATTTGTAAAACGCTTACTTGGGAAAATCAATTAACTATTGAATTAATTTTAACAGAAGCTCAAGCATTTTTTTTAAGATATGAAGTAGAATGTTTAGCATTAAAATATTTAAAAAATATTAATTACAATAATTTAAGTATAGTTGAAATTTATCAAAAATCTTATAATGAATTAATTGAAAAAAATGAAAAATTATGAAAAAAATAAAATTATTAATGCAATTTTTTTTGATACAACTTTTTTTAAAAAAGCAAAAATTAAAAAAGAAACTAGAGCAGAAAAAAAAGAAAAAACAAGAATACGAATGTTAACAATACTAGACAGTATTGATAAAAATTTACGCAAGAAATAGCAAAAAAACAGCGCCCTATTGGTTTAATGGCGCTGTTTTTTATGCAATTTTTAACCTTTTTCAAACCAAAAATAATAAAAAAATGTTACCAAACAAATATTTTACAGCAATTTTTTTTGACGCACAAAAAAAAGCGTTTAAATATCGAAATATTAAAAACGAAACCAGATCGTTAGAAGCTTTTACCGTATTTGCATTAAGTAAAAACGCAATTGAAATAAATTTTTACTGTACGGCTACAAAAAATTTTTCGCATAAAGTCTTTTTACAAAGGTGAAAAAGTTTAAATGAATATTAATTTTTTGTTAAATTTACCCTATTTTTTAGGGTTTTTTTATGTGTAAATTTTTATAATTTTAGGGTGTATTTTGTCACTGAACGGGTACTGAACGGCTGGAACGGGCCCCCCCCTAAAGGGGGGCCCGTTACTTTTCAGCCGTTCAGTACACAAACCCGTTGGAAAAATTTTTTTGGTTGATTGAATTTTTTGTTTAGATTTGTGAAACCTTTTTCAATTTTACAATTTTTAATTTTTAAAATGTCAAAAAATTTAATTTTTATTGGTTTAGCTGTTTTAGGCTGGATTGGTTACAAAAAATTTGTTTTGTCAGAAAAAATAAAAATTGGTTTAAAAAATATTGGATTTAACGGCGGTACATTTTTAAAACCAGTTGTAAACGTGCAGCTTGAAGTTGAAAACCCAACCAAAACAACCGCAGACGTCCAAAAAATAGCGGCAGAAATTTTATTGCAAAACAAAGTTGTAGGAACTATTTACCAGAACATTAATAAAACTATTCAAGCACAACAAAAAACGGTTATTGGTTTTGACGTTGAATTAAATTTAGCAGAAGCAGCAATAACTTTAGTAGCAAGTAAATTTAAAAATCAAATAATAAAACTTAGAGGTAATTTAGTGATAGATTATATTTATTTTCCAATTAATTACGAAATTAAATTGCCTTAATGAATTTACTTAGTCAAATAGATCCATTTTTAAATAATCAAAAAATTATTTCTTATAATCAATCTACTAGCGATATTATTAATGCAATTTTAAGGCAGCATAATAAATGTTTTAGTGATTACGATAAATTGTATTGTTATTTTGATGGTGGCAATTATGAAAACACAGCAAAAAAAGTTTTTAAGTATTTAAAAGAAAATGTAAAATACATAATTGAGCCAGATAACTTACAAACCGTTAAAAGTCCATCAGCAATTTTAGCAACAGGAAAAACAACGGGTTCAGATTGTAAAAATTATAGTTTATTTTTTGCTGGTATATTAGACGCGTACAGAAGAAATACAGGAGAAAAATTTGAAATTTGTTTTCGGTTTGCTAGTTATGATGGTAGTAATATACCAGAACACGTTTTTGTTGTTATTAATCCAAATACAGAAAACGAAATTTGGTGCGACGCTGTTTTAAACTATTTTAATGAAAAAAAAGAACCAACTTATTATAAAGATAAAAAAATTAAAAATATGGCATTAATGGCACTATCTGGAATTAACAACAGACCACAAGCACAAGTAAACGGCATTTTTGACTTTTTAAATAAGGGAAATGATAAATTAACAGATTTTAATAAAAAAACTAGTGGAGCTGTTGATTTATTAAAAGCTGGTACTAGTGCTATTCCTGTATTTGGAAGTACAATAGCAAGTTTAATTGGTTTAGTTGGACCTTTAATAAAAGGTCATTCTAGCAATTGGTTTTTTGATACAAGTTTTTCTAAAAAAGATTATAACAAAGCTTTAGGAATTGCTTTTGATTGGTATCAAAAATATGGCTTGGATATAAACAAAAATAAAGACGCAAGATTATTTTATTCTTCTGGAATACAGGAAGGAATTGAAAAGAGTACGCCATTACCTTTTTTGAATATGAAGCGTATTGAATGGTTGCCTACAATTTGGGAAAATACAAAAAATACTGATTTAGCTTTCATTATAAATGAAGCTATTTCTTTGGGTACTTTAGATAAAAAATATTTTATAAATAGTTTAAATGAAATGAAACCAGAACCAAACGTGGTTAGTAATATTTTTGGCGGTGGTTCAAGTAAATTGCCGTTAATTTTAGGCGGTGCAGCTTTGGTAGCTTTTTTGATATTTAAAAAGAAAAAATAATGACTACTTTACAAAAAATAATTAAAGAAGCAAAAACTTTGCGCGCTAAAAGTCCAAATAAATATAATAAATGGACAGATTACGTAAAGGAAGCGTCAAAAAAATATGCTTCTAAAAGTCCAGCTATTAAAAAGAAAATAGCAAAGAAAAAAATTGGTATTGTAAAGCCTATTAAGACTCATAAAGACACTAAAAGCCATAATGTTAATATTAGGGTAGTAAGTGGTGTTGGTGCTTTACCTGTTGGTTTTAAAGGATCAATTTTAGGAATAAATTTTAAAGTTATTAATCAATTTGATATTTACAATAATGTTGCGGCAATTATAGAAGATGTTAAAAATGGTGCTACAATAGCTGTAATTGATGGAACAGGTAATTATAAAAATAAAGCAGATCAATTTGAAAGTTATATTAAAAATCAAACTAATGAAAGTAAATATAATTTTCCAAAAGATTTAAAAAGTAGAATTGATAAATTTGTTAGTAATTTAAACACAGAAGTAAAAAAATATAATTCTGGTAAAAAATTAACTACAAAAAAGAAGCCTTTAATTATTAAAAAAGCCGCTTCAAAAAAAATAGTTAAAAAAACAAATACAATAACAAAAGTTAAAGAAGTATTAAAACAAGATAAAAAAAGGCTTAAACACGGATATAGTTTAACTTCTGGTAATGTTAGAATTGGAGTTATTAGAAAAATGGAAGTTGATCAATACAGTCAAACTTTAAAAACTATTAATGTTTTAGAAAAAAGTTTAATTGATAATAACATAGCTTTAAAACAGGCAAAAACTGTTGAATATAAAAAATTGTATAAAAATCAAATAAGTCAAATTAAAAAATACTTATCTGAATTAAAAATACAACGGACAGAACTTAAAAAACTAATTTAAACTTTTTCACCTTTAATTTAACATTTAAAAAAAATAAAATGGCACGTAGAAAAAAAACAGTTAAAAAAAGAACTATGGGAAGACGTTCTAAAAGAAGAATGGGCGCTGTAGGTTCTAACATTACAAATGCTTTGTTCACTATTGCTGGCGGCGTTGCTGCTAGATTTGTAAGCAATACAATTAATGGAACTAGCTTAGACGAAAGTTATAAGGGGTATGTAGCGGCAGCGGCTCCAATTGCTGTGGGTTTATTCCTTCCAAAATTTATTAAAACGCCAATGGGAAGCGCTTTAGGTGCTGGAATGGTTGCAGTTGGTGGATTAAGTCTAGTACAATCGACAGGGGTTTTATCTGGAATGCCTGTTATTGCCCGTCGTTATATGGGATTAGGACCAACAACACAAAACACACGCGGTGTAATTGCTGGAATGGAAAATTACGGTATGGATACACGCCAAGCAGCGGTATTATGCGGATAATTTAATAATTAATAATTTTAAAAAAAAAATAAAAATTTAAAAAAATGGCAAATCAAATAGGAAGTAGATTAGTGTTCGAGAATGCTAAATCATTTATTCAAGGGCAAAATTATGACGTTTCACAAGCGGTACTCACTCAATCTTATGTAAGATCGGAAGTCGCAATTAGCGCTGGTGTTACAAATTACCGTTTACCAATCGTTATCAATGACGGTAGCACAGGATCTGCCCCATTTTCGACAGAAAAAAGGGTGCAACTTCAAGACATTCACGTAGCAAGTTCAATCTTTATCGGTTTGGCTGCTCCGTCAAGTTCAACTGACGCTGCTTTCCCTGTATTATCTTACCCATCAATTGCAACTAATAATTTTAGTGCTGCTCAAGCTGACGCTTTGTACACGCTTTATAATTCTTCGTTGAATATAACAGTCAATAATCAAACAATTTTACCAAATTGGGATGTATTGCGACATTACTATGTTCCACAAACACAGGGTGGAGTAGGAATTACGGCTCAAACTGTTTTCCCAATTGATCAATTTGACGGCGGCGATAACGGTTTTTATCCTGTTGAACCTAATATTTTGTTAAACGGTGCGGCTAATATTGTTTGTAATTTAATTTTGCCAGCGGCAATATCTACTGTTAAAGCAGATAGTCGTTTTGTTGTAATTTTTAGAACTATACTAGCGCAAAACGTTACAAGCGTAAAATAAAAAAAACCATTAAAATGGCGCTTTGTAGGCTGTGCGCAACAGCCTACTATTTAATTATCTAAAAAATTACAACAATGCCAATTATAAAACGGTTTGAGTCAGTAGAGGTTGCGATACCTTTAAACGCTACTAATACCAGATATTTTTTTCCCGACCTTCCCCAATTAAGGAATGCAATGATAACAGGGGTTCAATTATATACTGCTGGAACCCTTAGCGCAACTCCAAATACAGGCTCTACAATGGTAACTGAAGCGGATTTGAAAAAAAGTTTTTTAACACTATATAGCGGCGATTTACAATTAATTTATAATGCGCCTTTATTGGCTTTTAACAATATTATAAATTCAGTAACAAACCCTTATACCAACAGTTTACCAGACATAGACAATATGGTTATAAGTTGGACAAAAAGTTATATTTCTTTGTCAACGGCTCCAGCAACTACAAACGTGGCTTACGCGTTTGGTATTTACTATAAATTATAAATAATATAAAAATGGCAGTATTTAAGCCCGAGTTACACAGATTAGAGGACGTAATAGACTATTATGAAAATAGCCCCGCAACGCATTATAAAATATTTGCGGGTACAAGTCCAAAGGCTGAATATTGCCGTTTTTATTTTGATGAGGACGAGAAAGAAATAGGCGTGCAAAAATTATCAGAAGCGTTACGGGCTATTCAGCAAAATGTTGATAACACAAACCCGTATATTTTGCAATTGATTGAAAAAAAGAAAGTTGCTAAAGGAAAAGAAAACGAGAATTTAACGCAAATTGTTTTCCAATTAAACAAGGCAGAAAGATATTTGCCAATGCTTGCTGGAATGCAACAACAACAACAACCAAATGAAAATTTTAGCCGTTTATTAGAAAAAATGATAGAAGGACAAAATCTAATTATTTCTAAATTAAGCGCAGATGAATACGATCAAGATATTGAAGAGGAAAAACCAAAAGGGTTTAGCGCTATTTTAGAAAATCAACAATTTCAAGAAATGGCGATTGGAGCGCTAGGGTTAATTATTAATAAATTTGCTTCTCCTAATCCAAATAATGGAATTGTAACGGGGATAGCTGGAATACCAGACGAACAAAAACAAAAGGCTTTACAGGCCATTGAAATATTAAGTACAAAAGATTCTAATTTTGGAGATCATTTACTTTATTTAGCAAATATTGATGATAGCACATATAAAATGCTATTAAGTTTTATGAAATAATATTTTATGAAATTGACACAAGACAATAAAAATTTATTAACAAATATTGGAATAGGTTTAGCGGCTTATATTATTGTTATACGTCCAATATTTCAAAAATTAGGGATTGTAAAAACAGGAGAGGAAATACAAAAAGAAAAAACAGAAGCCGCAAATATTCAAGACGTTGAAAAAAATTTAAATGCTTTGGGCATTTCGCTTTCTAAAACAAAAGCGGAATGGGACGCAATAGCAAACACAATATATAATAATTTAAGATATAGCGCATTGGATGATAATTTGAATGACGCTGGTTATCAAGTAGCAAGGGTTAAAAATGACGCGGATGTTTTTTATTTAATAAAAACTTTTGGAAAAAGGCAAGAGTACTTTTTTGGAATTCCAACAGGAAGCCCAAAAAGTTTAGTAGAGTTTATTAATTCTAATTTAACAAGAGATAATATTAATTTAATAAATGATAATTATTCACGTAAAGGAATGAAATTTAAATTTTAAAAAATGAAAAATAAAAACTTACTTATAATTGGTGCGGTTGTAATAGCAGCTATATTTTTTTTAAAAAGAAAAAAAACAATGCCATTACCAGAAGTTAAAAATGCTGTTGATATGTTACCTCAATTTCTTTATCCAAAAGGAATTTTTGAAGGTATGAGGGCACAAGGATTAGATACTCAATATTTAATTATGGATGGCAAAAAATACGGTATTACTTATGCGCAATGGGAAGCAAGAGGATTTGATCAAGGAACTCCAATTGATCAATCTATTTTAAATTTAATACCAGATGGCGGTGTTTTGCCAATTAATTTAGTTTAATGAAAAAAAAAGGATATATAACAATTGTATTATTATTAATTGGAGTTTATTTATTTGCAAAAAATAAAAAACCTAAAAGTAAAGTAATTGTAGATAATCCAATTATTGGCGGTGCTTTTTCTAAAATTGGCACAACAGTTTATAAATTTGATTTAGTAACACCTATTTACACTTTTAGAAATGAAATAAAATTAGGCGTTTTGGAATACGATCAAGATTTACCATATACAAAAGTAACATTCACGGCAAATAATCAAGTAAAGGAAGGTTATATATATAACAACGACATAAATTATAAATAAAATGAAAACAAGCGAATTAATAGTTTCTGGGGTTATAATTTTTCTTTTGTATAAATTATATAAAAATACACAACCAGAAAATTTAAATAAAGATAAATTCAAAAATTTACCTATTTTAAATTTTCCACCGTTTACAACTACAACGCCTGTATATTGGGATAAAACTCAAGTTATACCAACACCAGCGTCAGTTTTAAACCCAGAACAGTTAAAATTTTATAATGCTTCAATTAAAGGAATTTCAAATAAATACGTTTGTTAATTATGAGAAAATATACACCATTTTTTATTAACTATATTACGCCGCAATCAATTCCTACAAATTGTAACAGTATTATATTTATTAATTTAGGAACTACAACCGCAATTATAGAAAGCGTTGTATTAGCGCCATCACAAAGCTTTGCTATTGATGGAAACGCCGACGAATTTACGGACGCGGTAATACAAATTAATTTTAGTGGAGTTGGCAACAACAATTTAGTTGTTGTTAAAAAAGTATTTTAAAATTTTTATATGGGTTTCAAAATAGATTTTAGCGTACTTAATCAAAAAGGTACACCAGCTTTATACACAGATACATTTGCAAACCGTCCGCCGTTTGGTTACGCTGGAAGGTTATTTATCGCAAATGATACAAGCGCTATTTATGAAGATACAGGCTCGGCGTGGGTATTAATTGCTAACGTAAGTAGTGGCGCGGGTACTTTACAACAGGTTACAACAAACGGTAATACTTCAAATGTAGGTATATCAGTAACGGCTGGAGGTATTAGTACAAATAGCGCAACAATTACAAGTTTAACACAAGGATCAGTCCCCTTTGTTGGTGCCGCTGGCTTAATAACTCAAGACAATACAAATTTATTTTTTGACGATACAAATAACCGTTTAGGTATTAATACAAATACGCCTTCTAATAATTTAGACGTGCACGGAACTGGTACAAGTCCATTAATTGCAATAAATAATACCGCGGGAAATCAATCATTAATTGGTTTTGCAAAAAATTCTACTGCAAAGTGGCGGATTGGTAATTCTGCAACAGATACTTTTGATATTGTAAATGTTGCTTTAAGTCTTAATGCAATTTCAATTGATGTAGGAAGTACGGTTAAATTTGCTACAAGTCCAAAAATAAAAAATGGTACTGGATTAAGTCCAGAAGCTGGATTTGGTGCAATTGGTTTTTTAATTAGTGGTGTTATTTTTCAAAGGGATAATTCAACAAATAAACTTTTTTTTGATTTTGGTGGTTTTACTGCTCAAAGAACTTTTATATGTCCAGATGCTGATGGTACTTTAGCTTTAACTTCTAATTTATCGGCTTATTTGCCTTTAACTGGTGGAACTTTAACGGGTAATTTAAGTGGAACTAGTGCTAATTTTGTTTCAACTTTACAAGCAAATAATTTAATCATTAAAAATACTAGCGTACCAGCTGCACAATTTTACAGAGATTTAGATGTAGCAATAGTTGGAGACGCGGGTCAAGGAATAGAATTTGGAGCAAGAAACGGTACAAATTTTATTTCGGGTGCTGCTATATATGGCGGATTAGAAGTAGGAGGAACAACAGGACAATTAGTATTTCAAACGTTAAGTGCTGGAAGTTTGACTACTAAAATGTTTATTTCTAATATTGGCAATGTTTTAATTAATAGTTTAGTTGACGATACAATAAATAAATTACAAGTAAACGGAAACGCTAAAGTAACAAAAATTACAAGTTTAGAAGATAGTTTTACTACAATTGCTGGCGGTGCAACGGCAACAATTTTTACAGTTGCTGCAAGTCAAATGTACCTTTGTTATTGTACACAAGGCGCAACAAATGTACAAGTAACTTTTACAGTATCAGTTGCAGAAGGAAGCGCAACGGCAATTGTAGGGGTACTTTCAACAAGTGGCGCAACGCTTATAATAAGTGCAAGCGGATTAAATATACAAGCAACAAACGGCGCAGGCCCTACAATTACTGCAAAAACAACTTATATAAGAATTAAATAAA